ATGACTTCGTTGCCGCCGGACGCGTAGCCAGCGCAATGGACTCCGACTCCCACCGCAAAGAGGCCGCGCGTCGCCGGGTATTGTCGGAGTATTCAGATACCGGCACCGAAAAAGCAGAGAAGTATCCGTACTTTGAGGATATGGGCTTCGATAGTGTGATCGCCGACGAAGGTCACAACTACCGCAATAGCTATAAAAATGGTCGCGAAGCGTCACAACTGGCCTATCTGCCCACCAGCGCGGTGGCGCAATCGGCGCGGGATATGGCAATCAAAAACGCGTACCTGATGAAAAAGAATGGCGGGCGCGGGCCGGTTCTCCTGACTGCAACGCCAGTCGTTAACACCCCGATCGATGCATACAACATGCTTTCTCATGTTCTGCCGAAGGAATACTGGCAGAAGATGGGGATCTACGGTCCTGATGACTTCGTTAAATTCTTCGGCAAGACCAGGCTGGAAACGGTACAGAAAATCAGCGGTGAAGTTGAAGAAAAAATGGCGCTGGTGGGCTTTGAAAACCTTGATGCGCTGCGCGGCATATTCCATCGCTGGACAACGCTAAAACGGCGGAAGACGTTAAGGATACCGTGGAGATCCCGGAACTGGACGAACACCAGCAGGATGCACCACTTACGGAAGAACAACTGGCGGCGTATGAAGAATTGCGTCAGCAGGCGGAAGCGGCAGCCAAAGCCTACAATGGCGTAACGACCTCGGTCAATGAAGACGGCGTGATTGAGCACGAGAAAGCCGTCCGATCTTCTCAATAATCAGGGATATGGACCGCGTATGTACTGACATGGACCTGTACTATCGCCGGATCACCTATCGTTTCCTGCCGGAGTACGCCGATGCGGTGCAGCAGCTGGCGGACAGTTTGCCTAAACAAGCCACCAGCGAAGACGACGACAGTGATGATTCGATCACGCAGCAATCGCAATACTCCCTGATAGATAAGGGCGAGTTTATTCAGTTGCAGGTACCGGAAGCATTTGAGCAGGAAGTGAATAAGCGCCTGGCCAAGTTTGGCATTGACGAACAGACCGTAACTCACCCCGTTACACCCAAATACGCGAAGCTGATCGCCACGCTGAAGGAGTTTTTCCCGGAAGGTAAGCAAATCATCTTCACCGATGAAAAAAACGCAGCACCAGAAGCTCAAGCGCATTATCTGCAATGCTCTTAACCTTGAACCTTCAAAGGTGGGTATCCTGAATGCTCAGACGGTTGCCGAGGCAGGTAAAACCGGTAAGAAACTGAAAGCGGTTAAACCGCCGAAAGAGCTACCGGATGAACCAACAGATGCACAGATAGCGAAATACAACGAGCAAATGGCTCTGTATGACGCCTATATCGCGCAGCAAAATGAAATGTCGTTGGGCGGTCTGGAAAAGATTGCAGCCGACTTCCAGGAGGGCCGGACTCCGATCATCATCTGCAACAAAAAGGCAGAGGTGGGTATCAACCTGCATCGAGGAACGACGGATATCCACCACCTGACGTTGCCGTGGACACCAGCCAGTATCGCACAACGTAACGGTCGCGGTGCACGAGTTGGCTCCAACCGTGCAAGCGTTCGCGTTCACTACTACTGCGGCAAGGGGTCTTTCGATGAATACCGACTGAAGACGCTGAAGCGTAAAGCAGGCTGGATCTCCGATATCCTCCGTTCAGATAAGTCAGAAATGGAGAACGCCGACGCCAATGACATGATCGAAATGCAGATGTATACCGCGAAGGATGACGGCGAACGTCTGGTAATGATGCAGGTTCAAATGGATAAGGCGAAAGCTGCGAAACGCGCTCGCCAGAAAGAACAGGCTACTATCGACCTTCAGAACTACATCAAGGCGCAGCACGCAGCTGGTGAGGATGTGGAGGTACTTACCGCTGAATTGGAGCGAAGCAAAGCGGAACTTGAAAAGACCACCGCCGACGTCGCCAAATTCAAACAGGCGGTAATGGCCAAAGCAGCTGATAACGCAGACTGGAAAGCCCGCTGGGGTAGCGTCCATCACACAGACCGTATGTTGTTAGCACAGTATCGCGCGTCGTTGAAAAGCGCCATTCAGCGCAAGGCTAATATCTCTCAGGCCATCTCCCGCTATGAGAAATTATTGAACCGTACTCAGAAGGCCGCGACGGATATCAAACGCCTGCGCCCGCTGGTGGAGGATGCAATAAATAAAGGCATTCTGGATGTTGATCCTGATCTGGTTAACCATGCGAATGAGTTCCTTGTTATCGGCGATCGCTCATGGCGTGTAGGCCAATACTATGATTGTGCCGGTGATATCGTTCGCATTAAGTCGCTGGACTTCGACAGCCAGCGCGCAGACGTGGAGATCATCTTTACCTTCAAAGGCACCAAATCGGGTAACTGGGATGTGAAGACGCTGGATAAACAGGTGGATGTAACTCCCGATGAAGATGCTGTTATGCAGAAAATCAGTGGTGGCGTCTCCATCGCCGGGATTAACGACATCATTTCCTGTGACGATTTCTACCGTTTCCAGCAGCGCGGCATGATCAAAATCACTGACTCATACGGCGTTCAGACTACAGAGTCAGGCTATAGCATTGATTTTGTTGGCACCTATACGGACCCACTGAAGCATGCGGTTTACCCGGATCGCCGTGACGGCGCGCTGAAGTCGTCAATTGCAAAATGGGTGCTTGGTATGATGTCGGAAGGGAATAACCGCCAGATCCGTTCGGCAGAAACATTCCTGGTTGAATTGTTTGGCTCCAATTATGGCGATGTAATCGCGTCATACGGAGATACGCTATCCCCTGAAGCAATTCAGGAGAAAATAGCGGATGCGATCGCCAGAATGCCGGAAAAAACAAGCCAGGGGTCTACTCGTAACGGGGATTCTGAACTTGAAGTCACCAATGCCATTTTCGGTACCAATGAGTTCCGGGCGTCAGATTATGAGATCACCACAGCACAGTTTGGCACCATTGGCATTTACAGCAATAAAGACGAGATCAAGCAGGCAATGGACGCAGCAAGTGCGCGCATTGCAGCAGAACGGAAAGCCAATCTGAATCATGCAGTCGCCGCGCTGACTCAATCGTGGGTAACAGCAATCAGGGAGGCCGCCACCACAGGAAAAATCACACCGGCAATTGCGGATGTCGTAAACGACGGCTCTAAATTTATGGATGCCTATCAAATGGATGCGGTGAAGTTGCCATCAGCCTATGGTCAACTCAGCTATCGCATGACCTACAACCTGGTATCAATGTTTTCCGACCTTGCCATCCTTGGGCTGGTGGATCTTAACGAGGTTACGCCGGAATTGCTCAGCATGCGCAAGAATCATGTGGAGATATTGCAGAGAGTTAACACGGTTCTTGCCGGACGCACCGATGAAGAGAAACAGGCCGACGCTGATCGGATAAACCTGGCCCTTGGCAACATCACGGAGGAAGAAATTGCCGCCAGAAACGAGAAACAAGAAGAGTTATCATCAATACAGGGTGATGCCACCAGCATAGCTCAGTCTCTTGGTCTGAATTATCGCGTATCCACCGCCGACCTGAAGATGATGTACGACACCAAAATTCGCCGCTGGCGAGGTATTTGGGCTTCAGGAAGCCTCAGGCATGAAAGGCGTTCTTTTCCGTGCGAAAGACGCAATCAAGGCGAAATTCGGCGCTCGCTGGCTGCCAGCGAAGGCGAAGAACAGCGATTTCCCGGGTAACTGGTGGATTATCGAGACAAAACACAACGTGGCGGACGTTCTGGCCGTCATCCAACAATACGCATAACAGGAGCGCCCGGTTCGCCGGGCGTCGCATAATATGGCCACACTATCTGATACAATAAAACCGAATAAAACATATCTTGAGGCGGTACTGCGTACGGCATTGTTAGGAAAGACAGAAGACGAATACGTTGATTTCTTCCTGTCAGGGCTACGCGGGCGATTACTGAAAAATCCCCGCCTGTACCGCAGCTATGGCCCATACTGGCCGGAAATTAAAAAAATTATTACTGGAGCGCGGTTATGGTAATTTCGGTCGTCTCGTTGACCGTGACGTTCGCAAATTTACCGTTATGACCGCCCGGCGCTAACACTCATAGCCGCGACGCTCTACAGCCAGGAGCGTTTTGATAATGGTCAGATATACTCAGCCTGGCATTTACTGCCAGTGCCTGAAGAAGTTGACGACCAGGACTATGAGTTTGAGTCTTACGATTTGGAAGTTGAAGCCTTGGCACAGGCTGGAGAGAAAACTTGAAAAAGCGATACTACACAGTAAAGCATGGGACGCTACGAGCATTACAAGAGTTTGCTGACAAGCATAACGTTGAGGTGCGCAGGGAAGGGGGAAGTAAAGCTCTGCGCATGTACCGTCCGGACGGGAAATGGCGTACGGTCGTCGATTTCAAAACTAACAGTGTTCCCCAGGGCGTCCGCGATCGGGCATTCGAAGAATGGGAGCAGATCATCATAGATAACGCATTGCTCCTGAATGCTGATTAAACTTTCCGCCCTTTTGCCCGGTCTGTCGCCGGGCATCTTTCAGAGATAATTACCTTTACCCGTCAATTCCCCTCGTGGTACTTGTTTTTGCGCCAGTGTTTGGGTTCCGCGAATTATGTTAATCAGAGGGCTTAGTAACGATGGTTCCTGGCGGGCCTCAACTTCTCCAGCCATTGCCCTGATGTAGTCGGCGCTGGCAACGTTGTTGTATTCCGTCGCAAAGCAACATAGTAACGTCAGAACATGCTCTGTCGTTATTTCACTCCAGTTGATGTTGAAAAATTCATCGCCTTTTTTATCGTGTTCGGAATCGAAGATGCTTTGGTGGAGGATGTATTTGCCGGATTCCTTGCGCGGTAACTTGATCGCTTTCTGGCGTTCCAGCTCCTTGTAAATCTGCATTGCTTCAATCAGTACCGGCCTGCCGTTCATGAAGGGATCGCGCAACCTTACACGCTGGCCAACTCGACCAGTAATAAAGCTGTTTTCCTCTTCCACCAGCACGATAAAACCCTTTTCCTCTTTTTCTCGCAATTCGCGCAGCAGCTGGAGTTCCATATCGCGGCGGCGTTCAGGGTAGCTGGTCCGCTCAGCCATTATCAGCTCATTGTTGATCCATGCAGCAGTCATTGACGCCGGTTTGCCGACGCTCAATTGAAACAACGCATATTTTCTTATCCATAGCGCCCCCTACAAAAAAAGAAAAGCCACCAGCGGCGGCTTAGCAATACAACTGAAGGTAGCGCCCGGTACTCAGACTGTGCCGTCCATGGAATATTTGAAAAGGGATCCATCCGTACCGGGCATGTGATGATTCTGACTGAAGTCACTTGTCAGTTGTCAATTATTTCAGATTAAAAATAATATATTTATTAGTGCATGATGTTTGCCATCTCATAGGCGTCAGCCAGCAACTCCATCTCTGACTTGTTCAGCAAGGTGAATTCTTTCTTGCCTCCAACCACACCATCGGCATGAACAGGGACCAGCCAGGGGTATTTTTCTCTTACTTCAGCCGGTGCTGCATGCTGGTGGTGCCATCTACAAAGGGGCAATTGCTTTTTGTGACAACCCGGCGCGGTACGACCGGAGATATGGTGCAGAGATACCTCTTCAGATATTACTCCATGCATGTAGCAGGCAATGCAGGGGAGAGCTCCAAGAGCATTGGCGATGCTCCGTTCCTCCGCTGTCGATGTTCGCCCCTTCAAGCCACGAGATTTTATCTTTACCGCACTTTTCCGCGTTTTGCTGGCTGGTGGGCGCTCTTTCTGTTTAGCGATACGGCGGTCGATAGAATCCCGCATTTTCTGATATTGCGATTCTCGCCAGGCGGGGTCAGCCAACTTTTCCCGTTGCCGAGCGATCGCTCGTTCTCTGGCTGCCTTCTGCCACTCGCGGCGCTGTTCAAGTTTTTGTTCGATTGTTTTCATATGGTCAAAAANANNCAGGCGNNCTANNGGCCNCCAATGATGTCAAGGAGTTAAGTAATGGCAACGTCTTCGTAGTTGACAAAAACTTCGGCTTAATTATAGCAATCAATTAGAGCAATGGTAGATATTTTGTTAATCGCGAATCACATTTTTTTCACTTCAGTACCTGTGTGCTATACTCCTTCTTGATTGATTGGATGCGGAATACAAACCCGCTCTTTTGTGCAGCCTGGCTCCTTGCCAGGCTTTTTTTTATTTTCATCATGGAAGCTGTTAACGCTTTGGATCTTGCTGAACTGATTGAAAGGGCATTGTTTACCTTACCCAGGAGTTCGCCAAATTCCGCCATCACTCTAGTAAGCCCGCGCCGCGCTTCCTCCTCCGTTGCATTCATCACAAAATGTTCAGCACTCCGCATACTTTTAACGGGGAACGCAACAGATATCGAGTCGATATCAGGCATCCTATCGCTCAACTTTACGGTGACAATGACAGATGGTGACTGAATTTGAGAGCTTACAGACAGCACCACATATTTTCCGTCTATTTTGAAATCCTTCCGCATGTGTCACCATAAATATCAAATAATTAGAGCAATCAAGAGTAAATAAACGGCTAGTCGCCATCTTCCAGCAGGCGCACCATTGCCCCCGTTTCACTATCCAGGTTACGAATGTAGTTCATGACAATATTTACGTTGGTCCAGCCACCAGCTTGCATGATCTCCGGTATTGAAACTCCGGCGCGGGCCATATCTCGCGCGGCACCGACACGGGCACTATGTCCAGACCAGGCCAGGTATCGCTGACCAGAGTCATCTTTTGCCCCGTAAATCAATCGGTGAGTTGCTTCAAAAATCCCTTCCAAGGCGCGAGTTGATAGCTGGCTGGTGGATGATGGCGCGGCAACACCATTTTTTCTGACCCGGCAAAACAGGTAGTTATTCGGATCATCAGCTACACCAGAGACGGAAATCCATCGCTCGACCAGTTTAGTTACCCCCAGGCTAAGTGCCTTCTCTACACCTGCGGTACTAACCAGCGTTTTTCGTTCTGCCAATATGGATTAACATTCTCCCACCGTCAGTACGTGAGATATCTTTAACCCTGATCCTGGCAATTTCGGCTATACGTAACAGGGTGTTATAAGCAATCCCCAGAAATGCCAGATTACGTATATCCTGGCAGCGATCGCTATTTTCCATGAGTGAACGAACCTGGTCGAAATCAGTGCGTTCGAACGCTAGAGCCTGTTTTGCACGTTCACCGGCATCAACGTTTTCTTTTCGGATCCGCCGCATAACCAGTGAAACAGCATTGCTGTCACTTGGTCGTGGCAGCCCGGACCGACGATGAAGCATGTTTAGCTGGCCCAAATGTTGCTGGATAGTTTTTACTGCCAGACCGCGCGCCTGAAGATATAGAAGATAATCGCGAACATCTTCAGGTTCTGCGGGAAACCATTTCCGGTTATTCAACTTGCACCATGCCGCCCACGACCGGCAAACGGACAGAAGCATTTTCCAGGTATGCTCAGAAAACGCCTGGCGATCCCTGAACATGTCCATCAGGTTCTTGCGAACCTCATCACTCGTTGCATCGACCGGTAATGCAGGCAAATTTTGGTGTACGGTCAGTAAATTGGACATTTAACACTCAGATAATAGTTTTAAGTAAAGTGTACAGGATTGGCTCTGCCTTTGCCTGTTTATGGTTCTCGTCATAGAAACGCCAGCGACCGCGCGTGCGTTCTATTTTCTCTTCACCGCGCGATAATGACAGTTGGCAACTATCACGATCAAACCCTTTTGCCCGCCAGTAACCACGGTTTTTCTCAAGCTCAAGATGAGTGGACACTTTAGCAGCTGAATATCCCATTTTTCACCTCTGATTGATTGGTGGTGCTAAGTGCGCTACGCGAAATCTGGAGCACTAACACTGCCAACATTTCGCAGATTTTACGTAGCGCAACCTTGATCAAATGATCAAGTGATCACTATTTAACCTGATAAGGTATTGAACTGTATAGATTTACAGGTAAATTGATCATGTTCAATAACCCTTAAGATAACTTCGTATAATGTATGCTATACGAAGTTATTAGGTCTGAAGAGGAGTTTACGTCCAGCTGCGCATAAAAATCAAGAATTATTAGAGCAATAAATTTTGAGAGAAAAATCCCACTCCACCAGCCAAAAACTGGATTGTTTTTCATAGTTGTTTGACAATTGCTCTAATAAATTATAGTTTTGCCGCCGTTTCGTAATACGACTTTGGATTCACTATTTAATGTGTCTTCAGCGTTGTAGAGCGGCTCAGAAGGAAATGAGCAAACAGGGAAACCTTATACAACGGCATTACAGCTATGCATTGCTCATCTTACACACAGCGCAATGTTGTTAGATTACCCCAGCATGGATCATGGGTGAAACAGTAGGTCAGAGCTTCAGGCTCTGTGTTGTCAATACAGTGAGGCATAATTATGGCTTTCATTCCACCAACCATCGACGACGTTAGACATTGCTCTAACGCTTTATCTGTAGACCCCGCCGAAACCGACGCTGCCCGCGCCATTGCTGAACACTACTCAAAGATATCCAATCAGGAGTACCGCATCACCCAAGACGACCTGGATGATCTCACTGACACAATCGAATATCTCATGGCCACTAACCAGCCAGACTCACAATAAATGCACTAATAAATCTATTATTTTCGTTGGATCCTTCTATAATGGTGGCCAACAACTCCCAGTGTAATCCGCTGTGAGTTGTTGGCCATGTCAATTCTGGAGGAGGATCAATGATAAATTATGTCTACGGCGAACAACTGTACCAGGAGTTCGTCAGCTTCAGGGATCTCTTTCTAAAAAAAAGCTGTTGCACGCGCCCAACACGTTGATGCCGCCAGCGACGGTCGTCCTGTACGCCCGGTTGTCGTTCTGCCGTTCAAAGAAACGGACAGCATTCAGGCTGAAATTGATAAATGGACTTTAATGGCGCGGGAACTGGAACAGTACCCAGACCTCAATATCCCAAAGACTATTTTATATCCTGTGCCTAACATCCTTCGCGGTGTGCGTAAGGTTACGACTTATCAGACAGAAGCTGTGAACAGCGTCAACATGACCGCTGGCCGCATTATTCATCTGATTGATAAGGACATTCGCATCCAGAAAAGCGCGGGGATCAATGAGCACAGTGCGAAATACATAGAGAACCTGGAAGCAACAAAAGAGCTAATGAAGCAGTACCCGGAGGATGAAAAATTCCGTATGCGTGTACACGGCTTTAGCGAAACAATGCTGCGCGTCCACTACATTTCCAGTAGCCCTAACTACAATGATGGTAAATCAGTTAGTTACCATGTGCCGCTGTGTGGTGTGTTTATCTGCGATGAAACTCTCCGTGATGGAATCATCATCAACGGTGAATTCGAGAAAGCAAAATTTAGCCTTTATGACTCTATAGAACCGATCATCTGCGACCGCTGGCCGCAGGCAAAAATATATCGCCTGGCAGATATTGAAAATGTAAAAAAACAAATTGCCATCACTCGCGAAGAGAAAAAGGTCAAATCAGCCGCATCAGTTACGCGCAGCCGTAAAACTAAGAAGGGGCAGCCAGTAAACGACAACCCCGAAAGCGCGCAATAGTTTCTATCCGGCATGGTCAATGAGTTATTCATTAAGCCATGCCAGAGCTTCATCAACCTGCGCTTCGTCTTCGACGCTAAGCACTTCATCCTGGGGAACATAATCAGCCAGCATAGCGAAACAATATGTATCCCAATGGTCTGGTGAGTGCAGGTTGAGTTTTTTCTTCATATCCTCCTTACTCATCACCTTCCATTGACCTGCGGAGTTAATCCCTACAGGGATTTTCGACGCTTCCTCAATAGTTTCATTACCCTTATCCAGTCTCATACGACCAGATTTTACGGCCTCTGCGGCTTGAACGTTGGCATAAGCACGTTTATCAAAGTACAGGCTCTTATCTTCACGGCTATGCATCTTTTTACCCCAGCGTATACGCTGTACGGTAATACCATAATACTCGTACATCAGATCCGCCGTTGCTTTACCCAGGCCATCGCCGTCTATCGCTATGGTGATATTTGGGAATCGCTCAGGATTACATTCTGCGAAAATTTTTGGCGGCAAGCTGCGTTTCTGTAACGTCTGTGTATTCCAGCATTCGATAGTTGATTACACGGCGTTTATTTCGCTGGCCGGACACCATCATGATATTGATAACGGACTTATCCCGTCCCGTACCACCAGCAACGTCCACACATGCAAGCCAGCCCCATCCTTTTGCAATCTTGACTTTCCGCCGCGTTGCACGTTCAACCTCATCACGTCCAAGAAGGAAGCCATCCTGTGATTTAGGGAATAGGCCGCGTACCTTAATCATGTACATAGGGTTATCACGCCCGCCGTACTCCGCCAGCTTCATTTTGATAAATGCTGGCGTTACCAACGGTGATTCCTCACTGTTAAGCGTGATCGCCGTATAAACGCCATCAGGGTTACCAGGACGCTTGGCCAGTTTATGGTGTGTATCGTAGAAATAGCCGCTTGGGCGTGTAGGCTGTGACAGCAATAAGATGCGGTTATCCTGTCCGGTAAGAGCACCGGTGATGATACCGAAAGCTCTATCACTGACACCGGAGGCTTCATCGATAATATACAGAAGATGATCTGCGTGTTCACCGGCGAGAGCTTCTTCACTTCCCAGACGAAAGCCCTTCGGTACTACAGTCCATACACCTTTACCAGTAATCTCATAGAAAGCGGTTTCTGTCAGAACAAAATAATCAGCAAGCCATGGGAAACGGCTGGTGGCAGTAGCCCAGTTTATCTTGATGTACTTGAATATACCGGTCATTACCTGCTGAATTTTGTTCGCAACGATAATGGCACGGGCACCTGGATACATGATTATGAACAACATGATCATGATAGAAGTCATGTCTGATTTCCCGGTACCGTGACCAGACGAAACAGATGTCTTGCTACCCTGTTCCTGCACAGACTCAATAATCAGATCCTGCTGCCAGGTAGGTGTTTTGCCGAACAAAACATCAGCGGCAGCAATCCAGTCATAACGATATAGCGCCACCAGCTCGCGCCAACGTGGATCCGTTACGCAACTTCTGGCCATTAATCATCATCCCCGTATAGCTTGCGGGTAACTTCTTCGTCTTCCTCCTCGTCTTCGTCCAGGTCTTGTTCCAGCCATGGGTCGTTTGATACACCTTCAGTATCAACATCTCCATAACCGCCTGTATCAACGATATCGGCGATTTCTTCCCTACGCTGCTCAATCCACAATGCGGCATCGGCGCGGCGGTTGGCGGCCCGTTCTCGCGCAACTTTGTCCAGATCTTCAAGAGAAGGGCCACCGACGGCTGTTTGCCTTTCCTCATCATCGGTATTGGTCTTAGGAGCACGCAGATCGGCTTTGATTTGCTCCAGCATCAGGGGCGGTACTTTCCCTCCATGCGCCTCGATGAATTCAGCTGCCTCCAGCACTGACCAGTTGTTTTCACGCTTTCGTTCGTATGCCAGCTTAACAATGCCAGCTTGCCCCATAGACAAAGCGTGCTTTTCCGCCTCCCGGCTTTCTTTTCGATAGTTATTCCGGATGCTGTAAATGGTGTTGATCAGGCTGCTTATCTGCGCGGAACAGCTGTTTAGCATGCTCGCGATACGGTATTCAGGCGGAGTTCCTTCATCATCGTCTTTTTGCTGATCGCGCATTTCCTGAACCAAGCGAATACACGTATCCCTGGCGTTCTCCAGCATAAGGAGATGAGAGAGAGACTTTTCCAGAAGAGTGGTTTCCAGAACATCAGCCCCGGACCGACGCAACATAGCGCGCGCGGCCTTCCGCGCTTCAACGTTATCTATCAGGTAATCGCCAGCTTCGAATTCAAAGCGTTCACCATCATCATCCAGGGTGTCGCGTTCCAGGCGATCACGTAAGGTACGGTGGGCGCGGGTGATCACGTCATGATCATCAGAACGATCATTTATGCGCTTATTTTGGCGCTTAGCGTTCTCGACTGCGGCACTGACAACAGCATTAACTCTTTGTTTTTCAGCCATTTCAGCCACAACGTGATCACCTGCACGTTGATCATTAGCGTGATCAATGATCATGCTTTTTAGTGGTTTCCTGACAGGCTTATTTGGCTTACGGCTGTCCGCTGTTCCGGTGTCTTCTTTGAATGCACGGAGATAACGACGTGCGGTGTTTGGGTTGAGATTAAACTCGGCGGCATATTGTGCGATGGTGTAACCACCATCTCGCGCCAGGCGAGCAAAATTCTTCTTGTGATCGTCCCAGGTCACTTATGCTTCCTTTCGTATAAAACTCTTTTTGACGCGAGGGTAACGAAAGTCACATGTCAAAGGCCCGGAACGGGCAAGCAATCAATCAGATACGTGCGGATGTGGCATTACCGTAATGACGGTGCTGACGGACCACCTTATTGAAAAGTTGACGCGCCATCACCCAAGGCTGGTGCTCCCGGCGTTCCTTTTCGTCCTGCGTCATATAGAGTTCGTTCTGGAGTTTTTCATCAAACCGGCGCGGAGCGCGGCTGCGGCGAAAGAATTCAGGATTCAGAGAGTGGATCTGAAATCTACGTGGGCGTGTACTGTCATCAATCAAAACAGACGAATACTTAGACACAGCGATAGCCTTTAAGCGCAGATAAACATCGCGCTTATCGACATCCAGATGCGGGTATTCCTTTTCAAGAATTGCTGCGAGATCTTTCGCTGATAGAAGAGATTTAGTGCGGATCATGTAATCCGCAATCTCGTACGATGTTATTCGTGAGTGATTTATTTCCATGAAGTGGCGTCCCTGCCAGTTAAGTAACATCCTGTCACCTACTGATTAGCCCATGTCAACTAATCAACGTCGAATATAATACCCTCGATTAAAGAAATAGCAATACATTAGAGCAATTTTATCTAACGCTCGACGAATGACTTGTGATAGCGCCGACTCCAAGCGCGTAATCAAAGAACAATCGTTGATGCATCGCCAGCCTACCGTGCGTCTTCTCCCAATTATCGCGGTCACGCTCAATATCACGCTGGCATGACTGGCACAGAGGAATAGCATAAATGTCATGCGCGCATAATCGACTATGACGAACGATATAAGGCGTAATGTGAGCGCCAGCTCCCGCAGCTCCACAGCCACAGCATGGACGGGAAGCCACAAAATCCATGTACTCGGGCAATTTTAGCGATTGAAGTTTTGGTATTTTGAAATGCGCCATGCCAGGGTCGGCGTCAACATCCACAGGGCATACTTTTGCACGCATCGGCGCGGCGCGTTCTTCCATCATCTGAACATATGCTGTAGCGCGATCGTCATACGGGCGAATATCCGCCTCTTTCAGAGGTCCGCTATCCTGCGGAGTAGCCTTCATCTTATTTATTGATATGCGGCAGACTTCTTCCGGCATCAGGTGCATCATGTTGCGCATGAAAGCCCACCAGCACAGCTCCTGAATACTTAAATCATGGCTATTTGAAAGGCCCATTTCCTGACGGGCGACATCCAGTATCCAGTTAACGCGATTATTGTGCAGCGTTTCTTTCAGCTCATTAAAACCACGCATCCGGTAATGGTTATCGTGATGCCAGCACAACAACACCGCGCTATTGTCTCGTTCAGCGTGGACAATATGGTTGTCACACCAACTACGATCTGCGGCCTGGCATTGACCCTCTTTCCTACGCAACCACGCCACCAGCGCGTCAATTCCACCAATACGGCGAAACAGTTCATCGCTGTTAAAAAAACGGCTGCAACGCCTCATTTGTTGCCATGGTTTGCTCGGTAACAACGAGGCCGTCTTCCATGTGCTCGATTAACTCACGCGGCACCGGCTCCATAATAAATTTACGGCCAGCCTCCACCAGCTTTCTGACCTCCTGATCCACTTTGAACGTGGCGAGGCCAAGCTCTTTCTGTACAAAGGGAGTAATTACGGCTTTCACATCACACCTTTAATCACTGATTGGGCTTTATCTGCTGCCCGGCATTCTCTGTTTAAGCACAACCATTTCCTGACGGCATAACACAGCAATAGCGGTCCTGACTCCAATTTGCTTACCAACCAGGTATTGCTTTACCTTGCGGCGACTCACGCCATCAAGAAGCATCTTTAACGCTTCACGGGACAATTTGTTGTATTTGCGTGCCATTAATCTACTCCGCAGAACCATACAATCTACGTAACGTGTCGGCGACAGAAGATACAGATATCTCGCCAGTCGCAGCGCCTACAGTAAGGTCTGCCAGTTCAGGTGAATCAAATACCTGCACCCCGTTACGGCGTAGAAATAGCAGCGCGCTGTTTAGCGCGGTACGCTTATTGGCATCATTGAATATATGCCCTCTCGCTGTAGCCACCAGGTAGGTGGCGGAGACTTCGAAAAGGTCGGTGATCTCTTCGTAGGCAACTCTGGCCTGAACTCTCCCGATAATGGCCTCTGCCCTACCCGGATCAGACATTCCCGGCAGGCCGCCGTAGCGGCTTATATTCGCATCATGAAGCGCAATAAGTTCTTCCGGTGATATATGCCTCATTATCGGTTAACCAGTTCCTTGTTGGTGGAGTCCAGGGTGTCAAACAGGGATGCAAATTCAGCATCCAGCGCCGCTTTTTTGTAGGCTTCGAAAGTAGCCTTGCTGACAATTACTGCTGGCTCACGGCCTCTGCGGGTGATTTCAACCTCTTCCCCGGCTTCAACATTGTTGAGCACTTCAGAAAGGTTGCCACGCGCGGTACGGAAGTTAATGGATTGCATAAACACCTCGTGTACTCGTTATGTGTACACAAGTATAAACTTCACAAGCATAAAGCACCAGCTCTTTGCAGCTTAAATCACCGGGCAATCATCAAATTCCCCACTCCTGGCATCGTTAATGATGTATGTGATTACCCCGAATATGGCCTGACTCCCGGAATAGCTGCTGTCATCATCATCTGGCAGTGACTCACGTCTTCCGCTTTCCAGATCCTCAAGGTGTGGGCGAGGATGCTTGCGGTATCGCTTTACGCGAAATTCTCCCTCTACGGCACATATGAGTAGAGAACCATCCAGTGGTGGAAGAGATGAATCAACCACCAGCATTGCACCTTGCAAAATCCCCTCACGGAGATGTGAGCAGGCGGCCCGCATGAAATATGTTGCGGTTGGTCGTTTGATGAATTGTGCGTCAAGCGAAATTCTGCTTTCAGCAAAATCGGCTGCTGGTGATGGGAATCCCATTATACGCCCTCCTAAATACTGTGTTTATATACAGTATATCGCTAAAGGGCGCATTTCATGCAAGTCAGAATGTATTTTTTAGCTGGTGGTGATATAGCTTATTGAAAAGGCTTATTTTTGTGGATCTGCCTTTTGATATACCGGATCACTTCCTTTTGGTAGTTTCACGCTCTGCTCGCGGTAATAACGTAGTCTTTCCATGAAATATGCACGCAAGTGCTCAGGTTGTTCCCTGGCCACCTGTTCCGCTATGACTGGTATGTTCAATCGCTCTTTGTACGCCACACCGCTGGCAGCCAGATCTACGTTAACCTTATCCCGTTCTTCCTGACTTTTGGCTGCAATATTCCAGTCGCTCATGTTTAAGGCTCACATTTCCAGATGGTATTCTGAACACCCGAACCGGGCGCAAGATGAGGGTTAGCGTTCGCGCTATGCTGATATACGGCTTTAGACTTTCCGTATTGCTGGCAGGCTTTATCCGCTGTTTTTGCAGGCTATCCAGGCCATACCAACCATCTGACTGGATGCTAACCTTTTCTCCGTCATTGTATTGCACCATAGCACACCCAGACATAGCCAACATCGCACCGACAATAACGCTTTTACCTAAAAAATCTACGCAACATATACAAAAATCCCCTCTGTGAATTGAGGGGATTTTAGCATGGTGATCAGATATCAGCTTTATCCGGAATTTAATCAGCCTCCAGTGGCAATAACGCCTTAGCCATTTCATGAACCAACATGGCATCAATGACACCTAGCGTATGCCCCGGTTTAATGTTTAATGCCGCTTCAAGATGACTCCTTTCCAGACCGCTTTTCTCGGCTTGTTTATGACGATCTGGTGTAATAACTTCGCCCAAAACGCGGCTAATTCTTTCCCGTAATTGCTGGGTGCCAGCACACTTGATCGCTGTATCGTGGAGGCGGTTAACCAGTTCACGGTAAACATGCGGCTTAATTCGAATCCGCTCTCCGGGGAAGCCCCCCTTCCCTGGTGCTTGCGCCGAACTATCCGGAATATCCGGATAGTTGCCAGCCTCGTAAGCTACCCGCAGCCAGTCGCATGAATGTTTCAGTGGACACATCAACCACAGTCCAACATCGATTTTCCCGCGTTGCTTCTTCCAGCCACTGCTCAAAATTCAATCTACACGTATTGCTTTCATGTTGCTCTTTTTGTCTCAATG